AGCCCAGATCAAATGCGTCGAGCGTGAGATCACGTTCCGGCGTCGAGTCTATGCCAGGCGCGTTTCCCAGGGACGCATGAGCGAGATATTCGCTGACCAACAAATCAAACTGATGGAAGCCGTTTTGGAAACATTACAGGAGCTACGCAATGCTGATCTATGACTGCGAAATTGCCAAGCTGATCCCGCCGAAAGACGAGCCCAGGGAAGAAGGCTTCGAGTATTGCGAAGGCTGGGGAGATCACCTGGGCATGGGCATCTCTGTGGTCTCGGCCTATGACTTCGAGGAGGGCTTCCCCAGGATCTTCATGGAAGACAACCTGGACGAGCTGTTCGAGATGATGGAGAAGACCGATGTCATTGCCGGCTTCAACAGCAAGCACTTCGACAACAAGCTCATCGCTGCACACGGATACACGGTCCCGGACGAGAAGACATTCGATCTCTTTTTGGAGATTAAAGAGGCTGCCGGGGCCCACAAATTCGCCAAGGGATACAACCTGGACAACTGCTGCCTGGTGAACCTGGGCTATCAGAAGTCCGGAGATGGTGCCCTGGCTCCCAAGCTATGGCAACTGGGCCGCATTGGAGCGGTCGTGGACTATGCGCTGCGTGACATCATGCTGGAAATGAAGCTCCTGGAGCTGTGCATGAAGCAGCCCATCATAGATCCAGGCAATACTGGCACCAGGATATTCGTCAAAAAGCCACAGACGACCTTGTAATCGGTGCAATCCTGTGGTCTAATTGATTATGTGTAAATAGCATAAAGGGTACAGTCATGAAAAAGTTCTTCTTTCCAATAGCCATGCTGGTCATGGCTGCCCTGGCATACGGCCAGGACTCGGCACAGCCGCCGAAAGATCTGTCTGGCTTCAGCGGATACGCTTGGGGAGCCGGCATCGAGTTCGTCACCAATCACATGGAAGGCGAAGACTACGATCTGATCAGCGCAAGCTGCAAGGATCTCTGGTATCGCGGCAAGCTCCTGAACGAAAAGCTCAGGCTCGTTTACTTATTCGAGGATGGGATGCTCACCAGTGGTATCTGGATCTTCGATGACGTAGATTATGAATCGTATTGGCAGGTGAGTGAGTTCCTTCAGAACACGTACAGCACCAACGTCGAGATGACAGTCAAAGGCGACGACTGGATCGAGGCCGAGATGTGGCCGAGAGGGACCAATGCTCAGATAGTTCACAACCTGGACGTAGAAGACGACCGTCATGAGGTCCATTACTACTACAGGAGCGGAGAGGAATAATATGGACATCACAATCGACAAGGGAATCCCAGTCCCAAAGGAACGACCGAACTTCAAAAGCTACATCGATACGATGGAAGTCGGAGACTCGTTTCGTGTCGATCCGGAATACTGGACTTCACTCCGCAATGCAGCCAGCAATATGAATAAGCGAACCGAGAAGCGGTTCGTGGTCAACAAGGTAAAGGAACCTGTGGACCCCAAGAAGCCGGATGGCAAGACTGGTGAGTTCGTCAGGATCTGGCGCAAGAAGTAAACAGTGGAGCGGTGACGAAGCGGCAGCCGTGCTGGTAGGGAGATTAGACACAACCTCTGTTGTGGAAAGACGTACCAACTCCCAGCGACCAGTGAGCCTGGCTGAATCGACGGACCCCGTTAGATTTTAGGCTCACGCCCAGGTTCGACTCCTGGGACGCTCCCATTACAACAATAACCGGAGAAGTCCATCATGCAATTCGAGCTGACTCGCACGACCGCCAAGTTCGGCGTATTCAATCCACGAGAAGAAAAGAACAAAGGCAATGCCTTCGACCTCCCGTTCTCAGTAACCCTGGGATCTGAGGTCCTGGCCATGCTCGCACCCACCAACGATGTCGATCAAAAAGACGAGGCCCTGGCCAGCGTAATGTTTACCCAGGAGGGTCACGTTGCCAGGCCATCGATCAATCCCATCGTCATCAATCGAAAACCAGAAGGCGCGGTTGTCAACATCTGGGATCAGGAAGACTTCGGGGATCCGCTGCAACTAAAACCGTGCAACCTGAAGTCACTGAAGGCTGAGCTGCAAACTCCCAACCATGTTGTCCTGACCGGGCTGATTCAATACTCGCAGTACAACGACAACGAACTCGTCCGCATCAATGCGCTGATGAACAAGTCATTCGACCTGGCCATCCACATCGAGCAGACAGATCTATTCGAGGATCCAGAGGCTGAATCCGAGGAGCAGGACGAGGGCTCCGAGGAGTAGTTCTACCAGGATCCGCTCAACCATGAGTCACACGCATCCTATCGCCAGGGCCCAAGACCTCATCGATCGGTTGAAACATCTCACCAGGCCGATCGGTGAGGCTGAGAGCAAAGATCTTCCCGCTGCATGGAATGAGTTGGAAGATCTTTTGGTCATGCTTGCCTCATCAAAAAAACTTCCACTCGACCAGAAAAAAGCAGATACACTTGCCACCGTTATCGCCGCCATCGATGACTTACGGAAAACGGAGAAAAGGGATGCTGATTCTGACGAGGAACCAGGGCGAGTCGATAAACATCGGGGAAGCGGTGACGGTGACGGTACTGGGCACGAAGGGAGGCCAGGTGAGACTGGGGATCCAGGCACCTAAACAGATCAAGGTTCTTCGCTCGGAGCTGTTGGATCGGGCTCCTTCTGATTCAGAATCCCGCACCGATCAGCCTGAGCCTGATAGCGACGAGTGACGACGACCAGGCCATCAGCCCAGGTCACGTAATCTTCAACAGTCAATGAACCTTCCGCAGACATCTCTGCCTGTGGGCTAACCTCGTGCTGCTCAAAGCAATCGTCAGGGAGAGGTGTCCGCACCGGGACTGGCACTTCCCGGATCTCCACTTCGGTTAAGACTGTCGGCGCTGTCTCGCAGCCCTGTAGCCAAAGCAGGGCAAATAGCATTGATGTCCAAATTCCCCAACTCCTCGCACGATGGTTCACGGAATATCTCCTCTCGCTCAATCCGGATACCGATTCCTTCTTCTTCCAGTTCCAGGATGTCCGCTTTCAGTTCTGATACCACAGCGACGTTCGCTGCTTCATCAACCAGGCGATCGGCTACGCACTTATCCAGCCGGTCTCCCAGGTCAGTAATTGCCACCAGGTTGTTGTCATTGGTTTGTTTGGCCTGAGTCACCGCGGCTTTCGCCTGGCCCAGCTTGTCATGCAGGCTTGAGTTCTCTCGCCACAGCAGTAGAGCAATGACAGCCATGATCCCTGCGGCAATCATCAATCCTTTACTCATAGCAAAAGTCCTTGTCGTCGATGTCATCATCCAGGAGACAGGCTTTCGTCTCCGTGAGATCATCACGCCGGCTTACCAGGTCCTGCAACCTGGCAGTCGCAATGTCGTTCGAGCCGTTGGCAGCGATCCACAACTGGGTCTCGGTGATCTGTTCAGTCACTGCCTGGATTTCATTGTTGAGATCCCGGATCTCTGACTTCGAGATGAACTTGTAAAGCACCTCGGTATTCTCCTGCACCGCTTCGGCCAGCTCCTGGCCTTGTGCTTCGCTGAAGAAAAACTCATCCAAGACTTTTACCGTGAAGCTCTGAGCCCGAAAGCCGATCACTGCCACGGCAACAATCAGGATCACTGGCACAGTGACCTTGGTCTCGCCTAACTTCGATAAATTCATGGCCATAATTAGCCCCCGTTTTTTGCTTTCTGCCAGTCCGTCGCTGACTGGCCTGTTAAATACGCTCCATACAGAACACCGAGCGACGTTGCGAATGCTCCGAAAACGATTGGATTGCCAAAGAAAAAGCCCATGCACAATGCGCCAGTAGCCACCAGGAAACTCAGGAATCTCTTGCCTTGATACTTGCCGTTCATGCGTAATCCTCCACTGTGATCCAGACCTGTTCCTCGGCATCCAGGGCATCGACGATCGTCTTGTACAAACGTGTGTACGCGACCACTGAGCTGGTCACCTGGCCGCGCTCAATCACATTCGATACTTGACCGTCGCCAACCAGGAGACAGCCTTCGGAGTCGTCGTCCTTGTTGCCGACATGGATATAAATGAACTGGAAATCAGGTACGTCCTGGAGCCATAGCATTCCCTTGTGGAAATCAAATCGATTGCCGTATCTCACGGTCATGCCGCCCTCAGTTCGCAGCTTGATCTGGTATCTACCAGGTGGGATTCGAGTCTCGCCTTTGATCTTTGGTTCGTTGAACTGATCTTCTAGCACGTAGCAGATGAACGCAGGCTGATTGCTCACCTCGAACATCGTACCCAGGGTAGCTTCATCTCCAGATGAGATGCGTCGATTAAGTAGTTCCATCAGACTGAGTTCTCCCGCATGATATTGCGAAGCCTGCTGCTCGGCTTCGTCGGCAATGAGACCAACAGATCCGCAGTTTTATCCAGACCTTGCTCAGCCAAATAATCAACCCGGTCTTCTGGCGATAGATCTATGAGGGTGTCCTGCAATGCCTCGAACTGGATAACAGCTCCAGCATTCGGTGGCTCATCCTCTTTATTTTCCGAAGATCCTGGTCGCTCCAACCAACCTTCCTTGGCTTCCTCCAACTTATCCCGCAGAAGATTATTCAGCTCTATGCCCTTCTCCTCGCCGCTCATCTCCTCGTCTTCCCACAGCTCCGTGATCTCCTTGCGAATACGCTTCATCTCGTTGTAGCTGGGCTTCATTGCCTTGGATGCTTCGACGACCTGCTCGTTGGTGAAGGTTGAATCGTATTTTGATGGCTGCTCCATGAACGCATCGATCTCGTCCTCCATCTCCAGCTTCTCCATCTGGCTGACAGCTCGCTCGATCTCCCTGGCATTCTGGCGTACCTGATAAATGACCTCCTCGAACGAAGTCCTCGATGGCGGATCATCGCCAGTATAGAAGCGCCTTGCTACAGGCATCTTGTCCCATCTGAGGTCTGGCCTGGCTGGATAATCGAACGACTTCCGAACCAAGTCGTCGCTCATCATCATCACGTAAGCGCCCAAGGTCCCAAAATATCCACGAACCAGATGTTCAAGAAGTATTGGATTCCTTAACGTCGCTGGGGCCCACTTCGGTAATCCCCTGGCAAGCTCGCGAGCTGTCGGACTGGTGGTAGGACGAAAGACGATCTCCGGCTTCACTTCGGCTATGTCCTGCATGTACTCAGGAACGATCGGTGATTGGAAGAAAGCGTTCCAGTTGTTCGTCGCTTCATACAACGGAGTGATGGCCTGCGGTAAAGGAACAAACGGGAACCGCGGACCCAGGATATTGAAAACTTCACCCATGACCCACCACATTCGATCGATCGCTACCTTGCCGGCGTCATCTTCATTGGAGTAGTAATACTCAAACGTGCGCTCGATGCCGACACCAAAGATCATGCCCAGCTCGAAGGATTTCGGGAGACGCCAGTGCTTGCCATTGGTCCAGAAATGGACGTACATATCCTTGTCGTCTGGAGGTAGTGCCTTGTATCTATCATCGTCTTTGTTCTTCAGCCAGATCATCAGTACAGCCATGGCATACATCATTGACTTGGCAAACGTCAGTCCTGGGGCTTCCGTGAATCGCTGTCCGTATCTAACCAGGCCCTGGACCCTGGCATTGAGGAACATCACGGACTGAACGAAGAATTGCACCGCGGCATGATCACCATGCTTGGCAAAGTTCATCAAGTCCTTGGCTTCCCAGATTGCCTCGGCCTTGCCGGCACCAGCTTTCATCGCAGGGATGTAGCCAGAACCAATTCGATTGGCATTCTCGGATGCTGCACCGATGTCGTTGTACAGGTGGAACAGCTTCCATGGTGCATCCAGGATTCGGTTTTTGAATCCTGTCTGACGCAAGGCTCGCTTCATCGCCTTGACCGTTGATACCGGATCGTTGGCGTTGATGTAGCCAGAATAAAAAGCGCCACCGGCAGCCATCATGGCCACCATCTCAGGCGACTTCGTGAACGCTTTCCAGGCTCCGGTCGCTGCCGACCATGGCTTGGGAAACTTCGCATGACGCGAGTTCGCGAATGCCAAAAAGATGTCTCGGAACCAGTTCGCCGCCATGAAATCTGGAGCGAGCGTGATCAAGGTGGTGCCGAGGCGCTTAACCTTTCGCAATGGCCACATGAAAAATCGGCCCATCACGCTTGAAAATTTCTTCTCATTGATCGCTGTGAGAGATCTCAGCAGCGTTTCTTCTCGGACCTCAAACCATTTTTTCTTTCCGTTGTACAGCACCGAGATGTAGTCATCTCCAACAGGTCGCTGCAAGGTCCACATCTTCTGCATGCTCTCCAGTGCTTCGGTGGGCATAGCTTCCCAGTCAACACCAGCTTGCTTGAGCTTACGCTTCAGCTCATCCATAGGGATGAACTCCTCCTTCAGGAAAGCAGTTGGTGGTGCCGGCACGAGCAGCCCAGAATCTTTGAGATTTTCGACTGCAAGCTGAGCAGCTTTGTTCTTCATCGTCGTCGTCGCGATGTGCTGGAAGTTGACGATGATGTTCTCCAGGATGTCACCGAGCGGATGCTTGGCTCCACGGAGACGCTTGATCGGTTGTGCTACGTTCGCAATTCCTGGGCCGCCCATGCCGGCTCGCTTGGCAAAGGATCCGCCCAACTCGTCGGACTTGATGCGGTAGAACGGCACGTAATCTGCCTGATCCCACAGCGGCCTGGTGTCTTCGTTGATGACACCTGCCTCTGATGCCCAGTCCAGGAATTGCGTCTTCCAGTCGTTGTATGCGTCAGCCACATCCTGGAACTCAGGAAATCGCTCGCCTAACTTCAGCAGCTCGTCCACACGCTCCTGGGTGAACAGAGCTTCCCTACCTTCCTTCAGCAGACGATCGGCTCGCCTGGCAGCCATCCAATAGCCCCAGTACGTGATCTTGTCAGCAACCGGCTCCAGGACCTCCAGGAGACCCTTGCTGCCTGGCTTGATGCCAGTGATCGTGCCCTCACCTTCGGCAGTCGTTACCGTCTCCCACACCGGAATGCCGTGGGTCAGGAACACGTACATTTGCGAATCCATGCTGGTGGTGAAGTGAGCCTGCTTGTACGCTGACATCTGTGCCGGCAGCTCGTGACCATGCGTTTGTCTGATTGCCCACTTCAGGCCGGCGAACTGATCGATCAGAGCTTGCTCCAACTTCATCTGTTTACGTTCGATGTTGATGATTTCGCTGATCTGTCTTTGCAGTCGCTCAAGCGATCGTGGTCCTGATGGACCGATATTCTTCCTCGCCCATTCGAGCGCATTGTCCAGACCAGTGTCGCCAGTCTTCGGCTTGCCTCGTTTGTGGAATAGCGGGAATCCTTTCTTCGCGGTCTCCTCCAGCTTCGGCGTGATCTCAATCTCCCAGGCTTCGTAACCCCAGTCCTTCTCGCCTTCTTGTCGCATGAGATTGTGCAGGCGCTCAACCGCTCTTGGTTTTCCTGGCAAGAAGCCGGCATGAGTATTAAATTCGTAAAAGCCATCTTCGGCTCGTGTTTCGATTCCCCAGACGCCTCTATCTTCCAGGTCAAACATCTCCCGGCCTTGTTTCACTAGATCAGAGTCGAGACCACCTTCGATAAACCGATGGATTTCAGGAGTCGTCAGTCGCCTGAGCCGTGCGTTATCCCACTTTTCGTATTCGTTGCCAGGCTGACCAAGAGTGGCAACACCTAACCGTTCCGCCTCATCCCTGGACGATTGACTGTTATCACCAGGCACCCAGACATCCTTCACCTTGCCTTTGAATTTCTTCAGGAACTTGTTGATGCTGTTGACTGCGACCTCGTTGTACGTGGTCCTGGATCCACTCAACGTCCTGCTACTACCTCGTGGAACCAGGATGCCCCTTAGACCGGCGTCTTCCGCTCGAATGGTTCCTCTATCTTTTTCAGATCCCAGGATGAGCCTGGCTACACGATCACCAACATTCTTCCGAAGCTGCTTGTTGGTCGTCTTCATGTCGAGTTGATTCGCTCCAGGTACTAACAGATCGATCGTGAAAGCATCTCCACGTTTGACCGGCGTGATCTCTCCGGTGAAAAGATCTGGTGTTGGATCTTGCTCAACTTCAGGGATTGGATGCTTAACAAACTCAAGTGATTCAACCGACTCAGCCCCTGACCAGCGAACCCCATGAACCTCGCCCTTGGAAAAGTAGATCCGTGGCATGCCACGCCTGGCCGCTTCAGCGATCATGTGTTTGATGACCAGTAGCTGCCAATCCTTCTCGAATGGCGCGAAGCTCTGGCCATCTGCATATCTTTGATACTTCCCGATGTTCTCATCAAAGCTCAGAATTTGAGCGCGGACAGTAGTTTGCAAACCTCTCGGCGCATCGTAATCAAAGAAGCCTGGCACTGGTCCACGCCCAGGCAATGGCTGACGGTCAGCAGCCGAAATCTTGTGCATCGCATCAGCCAAACTCGACCAGACCTTCCACAACTCAGATGCGTTGTGTCGATCCCAGTTAGACGAATCGCCGCTTGCATCTTCGATTAGTTTCGTCCAGGTCGCTTGACTAAAATCTCTCGCTTGAGCGGTCCTGTATATCTTGCCTTGCCTCCTCGTTCCTGCCGGCAGATCAGTCTCATCTCGCGTCTCATCCATGAGCTGGGCAATAGCCGTTTCTTCCCGCTCGGCCTCGATTTCCTTCTGCGGCGTTCCGTCCCATTCAGATATAACTCGTGGTGAGTTAATAGCTTTACGGTCAATCGTTTGAGCGTTGCCTGCTGCCCACTGTCTCTCCATCCATTCAGAAAAATCGACACCAGCAGTCACGCCTGTATTTCTGGTCGCATAGATCAAACGAGTGGTTAAACCGTATTCCCTGGCTTGTTGATTCACATACTGATCGAACTCCTCTCTGGAAATCAGCTCAGCGTTATACTGTTCACCGCGCTCACTTTTTCGCATCTTTCGATAGGCCGCGAACAGTTTGTTGCTCGCCTCACCGAGAGAATGGTAGAAGCCATGGTCCTCAAATACTTTGGCTTGAATCTCTCCTTCCTGTTGTTCCAAAGCAGTGTCAGCGGACGCTTGTCTTGAGGCCAGATCCGCTCTATAGCCAGCAAGTAGATCGATTGAGTTATTTGAGTATTCGCCAGTAAGGACAGCCTGGAGACGCTTTGACATATCCTTCGTCATTGGCCAGGATTTCAGTTCTTCGACGATCGTCTCTCTCGACTTAGCGAGGGCCTTAAAATCCTGTTGAGCTAGATCTTTGTGCAGTTGCTTCAGTCTTGGATTATCAAGTGATTCAGCCCTGGCCTTCTCGTACATGACCTCTGGAGGTGTGCCATCGTATTCCTCGCCACCACCAAAGGTGCCATCTCTGTTGTCGTAATCCTTATCGAAACCATGCTCAGCGTGAATCTCTTTCAGTTTGGCCTTGATCGTATCTCGAATCTCCTGATGCCAATCGGACTGCATCTCATCGATGTAGAAAACCTCGTTGCCATCAGGATCTTTGCGAATATCGAAGCGAACATGAGCTACGAAATTGTCGTCCTCCTCCCAGTGAGCGGTCTCTGTGAACAACTGCTTGTCTGGATTTTCCCAACGGAATAGCAGCACCCCGTAATCCTTGCCGGCAGGCTTGAGCATGTAGCTTGCCCAGGCATGAGTCTGTTCGTTGTAATGCTCCTCGGCAGCGTCCGCTGCTTCCTCCCAGGTGCTGTAATAACCGAGGTCACCGCCCTGATCGTCATAGATTCGGAAGTCGCCATCGTCATCCGTCATCATCTGATAGTTGCCGGAGTACCATCGTCTCTTGGTATTCTTTTTCTCCCACTCCTCTCGCGCCTCGTCGTAGAAATCTAGTTCGATTGCCTCTCTGGTTTTATCGTTGGCTTCCTCCTCCATGTCTTCTTCGCTGGTCCCATCCCAGGCACCGAGAGCTTCGTTCAGCTCCTCGGTGTCCATGTCTGCTTCTTCCGGAATGTCCGGATCAGCTTCAAGATCTGGATTCCAGTTATGCTCTGCCCAGACCTCTCTTTGCTGAGTATCGAAATAGGATCCCCAGTTCTCTGATTCGATGGGCTCCCAATGGTCGTACCACGTATCCTCCTCCGGTGAATCCTCCTCATCCGGATAGTCTTCGCTCCAGTCAGGTGGGCCGTAGTCTTCTTCTGGATTACCAGGTTCCTTGACCTCGATGTCCACACCATTGCGCTCGATATACGATTGAATGATATGCCTTGGGATCTTCTTCGGTTTTGTGCGACCAAACTCTTGGAGCTGGTTGGTCAACTCCTCGTGCCGCTCATCCATCAAAGCAGCATCGCGCTGCTCATTGACAGAAAGGAATTGCATCGGATCGTTTTCAGGATTTTTCTTCCAGTCATCCTTGAACTGTTGAGCTTCGCGGTTATATTTCTTGGCCTGTTTTTCCGTGGTCGGAAAGGCTTCCTCCCATGCTTGCTGCTGAGCAGCCTTGGCCTTCTCTGCAATCCCTTGAATCTCAGCGCCCAGTTCACGCTGCTCCTTGAAGACCGCAAACATTGGTGGTGGGAACAGCTTCTCAACATCCTCGAAGTTGGTGCGTCGTCCATAGCTGTGGTCTGATGTGAGCTGATACATCTGGCCCCAGGTAGCCTCGGCCAGCCAACCAGGATTCTTTGCATCACCCAGGCCCAGCCAATCGAGTTCGGCCTGCTTTATCTTTCCATTTTTGAGTTGGCCCTTCATAAACTGATACCAGCCATCGACAGAGGTGGCTTTAGTATCGGTCTCGTTGAATGCAGTCCACACCTGGGAGAAGAAGTATGGGGCACTGACATGACGCAGCCGGCCTCGCCGCTTGGATCTCTGATAACCACCTGGTCGTTGCACGAAGTCGCTCGACTGAGCAATGACCGACATGATCTGCCCAGTGGTGAACATCTGCTCCTGGCCAGTCATCCAGCGAACTACATTCTGTAGAGCCTCGACGATCCTATCCAAGATCTCCCTGGCTCTCTGCGATACGGTCTGTCCAGCCAAGATTCGTTGTGCGATGTGAGCTATGTATTCCTCCGCAGCAATCCGGCGCTCCTCAACATCATTCCAGTCCAGCTCGTAACTCCGCGCTGCTTCTCTGACCTGCTTCGGGAACGACTTGGCCACCATGTCCATGAACTCATCGAATCGCCATGGCGGAATGACTTGCCGGAGGCCGAAGTGACCAACCACTTCATGCAGTAGGGTCTCGACCGCTTCCGCCATGGAGCTGACGTTATTGGCAATGATGTAAATGTCATCGTTGAAGGCACCCTGGTCATACATCCCGGTGGTGTTTTTCTTGGAATGCTCGTCCTCCATAGACACCTGGAGATGCCGCGGCAGGTCCTCGATGGACTCGACCACTCGTACCGGAGGCACAGTGCGGAACATCCGATAGATCTTTTGTAGGATCTGTTGCACATCATCAACGGACTGACCTCTGCCGGCATTCGTCTTACGCCTGGCTCTCGCTGATGGGCCTTTCTTCGTCTCGACTTCGAGTGGATCAAAGACAGCCGACACCAGGCCGAGACTTGGGTGCTTCAGCCAATAGCCGGAATAGCCGGCGTCACGGATGGCTGCCTCGGATTCATTCAGATCTGGAGTTGCTGCCAGGTTTTCAGGATCAACCTGGAGGTCATACAACAGACGAGCGTCGATGCTCGTCTCATAGGTCTCAGGCCCTAGTCCCGATTCCTTCCGATACCCACCCGGAAGTTCCGGTGAGATACCATAGTACGTGCGGTCGATCCAGGTTTCCGGGAACGCTTGCGCCCTTTGCCCTTCGGCTCCGCGGATCCCTTGGCCATAGAAGCTGGGATCGATCCGGTCGATGTCGGCTCGCCGGCTGTAGTGCGTGAGGGTGATGCGCCCTTCTGCTGAGACTGGCGGAGCAACAAGCTCTCCGCCCTCTGTTGGGCGGCTTTCAGGAGTTGGTCGTTTGGCACTTAATCTACCCTCCTCGGACACCCAAACAGGCAGGAGTCCGATCTTCTGGTCAGCATACACGGTATCCGCGGCTGATGCTGTGCGGTTCGTCTCACCATGAGGCCCGTAATTGACCCAGCTATTCTGGCCCCTGGTCTCTACGGTCATGGCTCGCCTGGCAAGCGGTGAATACATTGCTGCGTGGTGCTGCCAAGCGTTCTCCTCGCCCCTGGCGCGGAAGCCAAAGCCATTCGCCAGGTGGCCGAAGTAATCGTGGACCACTCGAAATATGTCGTTCGCCAGAGCTACCTTGCCAGAGATCTTGTACTTGGTCTCGTTCAGCAGGGGATTATCGATCGCCTCGAACTCAGCCCTAGTGCCAAAGGCTTCTCGTGTTGGCAAGACCCACAGGTGATTGTTCTCACGGATGTCCAGGATGGCATCTCTGGGGCTCCTGTACGGATCCTTGCCCTTGACGAACTCGACCTCCAGGCCGCTCTCCAGGACATACTCATACTGTGCCAGGGTCTCATCGATCATTGCCTGGTAAGCTGCCGCGACAGCCGGATCACTCGGATCATGCTCCATCCTGGTGAACTCTCTGGCAATCATCGAAGCCCGGCGAACGTCGATCTTGGCTCGCTCTTTTGCTGGTTCGTACTCGATGTCATTGGCATCGGCATACGCCTGAGCTGCGTCAATGGCCGGCTGGAATGGACGGAAGTCCACCTCACCTCTGCCAGGCACGAATACCACCTCCGATAGAACGGCAGGTGTCTTCGTATTGGCAGTCTCCAGCCACTCACGCAGCTCCTCAGTCGTCATCGCGACCACTGAGCCCATCTGTGCGCCACCATCGGTGTAGTTGCGACGGTACGCCTCCTGTGCCTCCTCGGTGTCCCGGTAACCGAGCATGATCTTATGCTCGTCGAAGTTCTCCAGGGACATCGGTTTCGCTGGATCCTTCTTCTGGTTGATGATCACCGCATGGCCTGAATCCAGGTATGGACCAAAGAACGCATCGATCTGATCGAAGCCACCTCGACCATCAGGCTCCCTGCTCTCAGTGCCCTTCAGGTAGCCGTAGGCATCCTTCATCTTGAATTGCCATGGCTTACCCTTTCGATCAATACCCTTCCTGGTTCCGCCTTTCTTGGTCTCAATCGTTCCAGGAATTGAATCGACTCGCAGATGCCCCTTCGGATAGTTGCCGGCCTCGGCCTGCTCTGGGCTCTTTGGTTCCTCTACTCGACGCTGAACGGCATCCAGGCGAGCCCTGACGGAACTGCGAGATTCAACGACATCAGATCTGAAGACTTCCATCGGGCTGATCTCGTCTTCTTCTGCCACGATCTCTGACCTGAGCATGTCGTACTTTTCGACGAGCTTGTCGATCGCTCCCAGCATCGCATTGATATTCTGCACGGCTGTCACAGAGGCAGGCTTGTTGCGTAAATTGACAAGCAGGCCCTCAATGCCCTGACCTTCCTGGAAAGCGGTCTCGATTGCCATATCGGTGACGCCTGGATAGGCCATCCTGAGTCGCTGCCGCACACCAGATCCCCACTCATTACTGACCATTCGCTTCGGAGCTGTTGGTTCCTTGGCCAATGGATGCGTTTGTAGTTCAGGTAACGGGCCCACGAGATCTTTCAATCGCTCAGGGACTGTCACCCTGTCAGTGTCATGCTCCGTTTTCGTTACTTGCTCGCCGGCAAACAAGCGCCTGGTTCGTCTCTTGAATCGAACCAACTCCTCGTCCTCGTCTGGCTCGCCCTTCGCTGCCTCCTGGAATTGCTTCAACAAGATTTCGAGGTCTTTCCTAAGTTTTGCTTCGTCTCCTGCTGGCAGCTTTTCAAACTCCTCGAAGACCGTCATGATCTCGTCCATCTGCTCAGGAGTTAAGGTACTCCAGCGATTATCGATCTTCGTTTTCAGCGCCGGAGTCATCGCTGTCATGGCCTTTGGATGAGCTTCCTGGACCTTGGCGTATTCCTCCATCACTCGCTGCGCTCGTCGAACCACGCCTGGCTCAACTGGCTCAGCAATGTCGATCGCTTCGCCGGTTCTCCTGATGGTGATCTCCTCACCTTCCATGATGATTTCTTCGCCGGCAGCCCGTTCTCGCAGATTCTTGAGTTCCTTGAGGCCCTTCGGCAGCAGCATCACCCGTTCCTCGGCACCAACAAACATGCCGTATTTCCCGTTGGTCAGGGTGTATTGCTCATCGATTGTCAGGGGGTCGCCGGCAGCAACACGCTCCAACAGATCCACATCAACATCCACCTCAGACAGACCAAGCTCGTCGGCCTCCTCCTTCGAGATTTCTCGGTCCATCTCGGATGGCATTTTCTTCAGTGGTTTACCACCAGGCCCTGTCTCAGGAAGATCAATCCAACCAGGACCACCATCTGGATCAACATCCCCTTCATCGACCACATCCTTGTAGAGTGGATGCACCGCAGTAGCCAGGGTGCCACCAACACCGAAACCGATGATGGCTGATCGCCTCAGCATGGCCCTGCCTTCTTCGGTTGTGACAATCTCAACAAGGGCTTCACCGAAGGTCATCTCATCCTCGATGATGCCCATGGTGTAGGCTTCCTGAATAAGTTGGGTCACAGGCTCCTGAATCGCCTCAGCGCCTCCAGCCTTGAAGAATCGCTTCAGTAAGGTGCCACCTCCTTTGGTCAGAATCCCAAGCGGTATTTTCTCAGTCAGCATCTCCGCAGCAGCAAACACGGTGCCATCCAGCGTTGCTTCACTGTGCGATCGACCTCGGCTTATTGACTCAGCGTACTGATCAGCGAATACCTGGCCGCCCATAACGGCAAGGCCAAGAGTTGGGCTCCTGGTTACAGCAGTCGTGATCAGCATCGGAGACATATTGATCGCGCCTTCGATGATGGCTCCAGCGTAATACTTGGCCGAATCCTCCCGGACATTCGGTTGATAGTTCTGTAGGTATTGAGTCGCTTCCTGGTGGATCCGCAGACCTTCCTGAAGGTCGGCGTTGTTCTCCGCTTCTTTCAGCATCTCACCGTAATACTCAGCCGGCTCCTTGCCCTGGACGTAAGCCTCTACCTCAAGGGCAAAGCTATCCTCCGGGGCAACACCTTGGTCTGAAGCAGCCTCCAAAATGTATGCCAGATCTCGTGGCGCATTCAGGAACATCTTCGCGCCACCATATTGCCGCTTGAATCCCGCTGGTACGTTGGTCAGTGTGTCCCATAGCACCAAACCCCATGGATCTTCCGGCTTTTCTTCCCTCGGTTCTTTCGGCTCGTCAGGCTTGCGGTTTGCCCACTCCTCCCTGGCTGTCGGAAGGTAATCTGAACGGGCCCCAGCCGCCGCCACCGCTTCTTCCTGGGTAGCAAAATTCGGATGGATCCAACCTTTCTTCGCCCAGCTACGGGCGCTCTCGATCGCCTCCTCCTGGGAAACCTGCTTGCCATTTACCATGGATGGGATATTGAACCAGCGGCCATCAGCGTCGATCGTTATGCTGAGTTCGCTGGACGAACTGCCATCTGGATTTTGAACAATCGGCCTGGTTGGATCGATCAGGAAACCTGCTTGATCCTTTGGATACCTGGCCCATTGCTCTCGCTCTTTCTTCAGCCGGCCTTCGGGAGATGGCCTGCCTGGAGTATCTGCATTCGGGCGCAGATAATCATTCAGTGCGTTCTCTACTTCATTTTCTGGTGGCTCCTCCAAGCCGGCGCGTACCAGGGCAGAATGCGGTGCCGGCCTGGAACTGCCAAAGCTAAACTGACCACCACCTTTGTTGCTGAACAGCTCACGATTGAGCTTGATGTTGTCCTTGGTGATCTGCTGGCGTTCTTCACGAGTAGGAGCGTTTCGCTTCATCTCGGCTTTCGTTTCATCACGCCACGCCTGGAACGAATCGAATGCACGAGTCAGGAAACCAGGCTCCTCGTCTGATCCAATATCAATACGACTCACCGGAGACGCTATATCTTCGGTTTCCGCAACAATCGACAAGGGCTCTGGCTTTGGAATTGCAGCCGGAGGTGGAGCCTGAATCTCTGGTTCGTCGGCTTCATCAACAATCGATAAAAGCCCTGGCTTCGGAGCTGCCGCTAAAGGCTCCTGCTCCTCCTCGTCTTCTTCGGATATGATTGAAAGCTCTGCCATTACTCTACAATCTGAGGCACACCATTGACCATCTTGAATTTCCTGCCATCTTCTAACGTATAGACCTTGCCTGGTTTGATCCTGGCACGATCGTCAGGAGACAGTTTCTCCAGGATTCCGGTTGTATCCTTCGCGGCACCAGCACCTTCACCACCTTGAGTGGCATAGCGACGGACGATTTCCATTCTCTTATCGACACGAGTATTCGCCACTTCATCCTGCTGCTCAGGAGTCATATCCTTCCATTTAATCTTTCTGTTGGCGCTTGGCACATGATGTTTCTGACTCTTACGATCAGGATCGTCAAGATCCTTTCTGACTCGATCAACCTGGTCAGCCGCTTCTAATTCTGGGAATGCAACCTTCGCTCCTCCGCCTGTCCCATAGGCAAGCGCACGACGCTTACATGCCTTCAATGCAGATCCTGATAGACCTTCGCACTCCAATTCTTCGTAAGCCTGACGATCAACCTCAGAAGCAAATTTCTCGGCGTTTTCCGCACTAACTGGTTCACCACTTGCATCCAGGATCGGAGTCGATACACCCTCCGAGATGCTTATGTAGTTTCCGCTTTTGTCGGTCTTGATCGTTGCGGTTGGAGTTTCGGCTTTCTTGATCTGCGCCTCTGTGAGACGCCGCTTTTGCTCACGCTCCTGAGCGTCGATCGCGGCCTGTTTTGCAGCTTGCTTGCGACCTACGTGACCCTTGAGTGCAGCTCCACCAGCAATGCCGATGTCGCCGCCCAGGGTGCCTTCTCCCGTACCGGACTGAGCCATCAGGTTCAAGCCGAACTCCATCAGAATCAGGCCCTTCTCCTGCCTGGTCAGGCCCTCGCCTTTGGACTTGCCTTCCGGATCGTCCTCAGATTCCTCGACCTCGCCGCCTGTGGTCTTGGCATGCTCCTCATCGATTGACGAGCCCTTCTCATTGAGGGCTTTTTCCAGCGCGGCGGTCGCGCTATTTATGTCCTCTGGATTAGCGGTCTCAGACATACCGGCAAAGCTGTCAGGCCCAGGCTCGAACTCACCACTTCTATCTGGCTGTTGCTGAGCTTGCACAGGTGGAATCGCTGGTTGCGTACCTCCTGGATCTGGTGCGCCTGCAAAGGTAGGAGTTGCTGCTGCTGCTGGATTGATGCCACCTGGTCCTGGCAATGCCGCCATAGGCCCTGTTGGCGCACCACCTGGGCCGATAGGTTGGCCCTGTAAGGGTGCCTCTGGCTCCTGTGGCCCTGGAAAGGTCATCGCTCCTTCAGGTTGCTGGATGCCGCCACGAACGATGTCCTCTAATGCTGGGACGTTTGTGGCGATATATTCTTCAAGCAATCTACCCATGACTGATCCTCCCGTAATCAACGGTTAAGTAGCCATTCCTGCGCCCCACGAGATCTGGCCTGGTAACGATCACCTCATCAGCCATCACGCCTTCAGATATGTTTTCGTCACAGCCGATTGCTTTGGCTGCATCGTTCCAATCCCACCTGTACCAGTTGAACTCACCATACTTTCCAATCAGTTCGACGTTATCCTTCAACCGGATGTCGGATTCGTCTCCGCCCTTATCGGCTCCAGCCTTAATCATCGTACTCAGGCCGCCAGTGAAGTAGGCCGCGGCCACCGTGGTCGCCGCACCCAGGACTGCCTGGAATGTGCCACCACTGGTCTGTTCGGTGGTGGTCTGGGTCTCGCTGTAGGGTACGGTGCTGAGTGCAGCCAGGAGCGGTTGCAGATTGGTGATGTCCCAGTCCCTGGCTTCAACGAACTCCATGTAATCGAAGTCGAGATTCACCTGTTCCAACTGCCGGCGCAGTCCGCCTGTGACCAGGAGATTGTTCATCTCGTTGGAGAGCATCTGTTGGCCCTCTGCTCCGATTGCTCGGAACTGATCTGAAGCGGCTCGTGCCGCTACACGATCTTGCTCGAATCGATTCGCCGCGGACTCGAATGCCGAAGCATAGCCGCGCTCATACAGATCTGAGATTGCTTCCAGGCTCTTGCCGCTGGCCTCGGATGTCATGATGGCAGCCCTGGATCCACCAAAGGCCGAAGCCATGGCAGCCTCCTGACCTGCCGCGACCTGCCGGCGCATTCCTTCCTCACGCATCTCACGAGCCGCAGGCTCTAATGCGCTCTGGATATAGGGATTCATGTACGCCTGAATATCGGCGTCGAGGAAAGACTGCCCTCCCCGTTCAGCAAATTCTCGCGACCGTTCTACATCAGCTCGGTACGCGCCACCTTCGGTAGCTGCCATCTCCATCGCTGCCTGCTCATTCGGATCGAGTTCAGCGAATCGTTGGCCTTCATATTCCTGGTAGGGACGATCGGCAATACGCCGACCCATCGCTACCGCTTGCTGACTACCTGCCTCAAGCCACTGCGGGATCTTCCGTTCTTGAGTCGTTGTCTTTTTCTTTTTGGACATCTCTTGGTGCCCTCACAAAGTTGCCGCCACCATATTGGTAGCCTTTGCGCTCCATCAACTTGTCTTTCAAGTCGGTGTCGCGGCCAGTCATCATTCCGATAATGATTGGCAACCCTTTCCCTGTCGCCGGATCTCCACTTTTATCCGCAAATCTCTCGACCGCTTTCATAAGCTGGTCGGCAACATCCGTGTCTCTCCAAGTTCTCAAAACGTATGTCCAATCGTTCTGCATTACCCAGTCGTCGCTCCAGTCATCTCTCGCGATCGACATGCCCATCGCTGCTACGATCTGTTTCTGGTCGTGCGTCTCAGCGACAACGACAAAACCCTGATCAATCAGGCTCAGTATGTGGAAGATCTGCTTCGTTTCATTGATGCTGATCGTCGAATACCAAATATCCTCTCGTTGTTCCTTAGCCGCTCGCTTCAGTAAATGCGCGACCTTAATCACATCCCAGGGTGTTGCCCTGCGAATCTTCACCTTCTTCATGATGGCTGTCTCCTATGATTCCGACTCCAAAAAAACTATACCTTCGGTAGCGATTGGTCCTCCAACCTCAAGAATCCATACACAATAACATTCATCGCATCGATGCCGGTAATGTCGTCCCTAATCGTCAATACGACCTTTTGCATCGATCCGTTCCGTAATTCCAGGCCCCACCTGAATCCGAAAGTATCCTTGAGATCCAGAACTGGAATGATGCCTTCAGAATTACCAGACACGTTGAAAGCGATGAATGCACTGGTTCCATCACCCACGCCTGGCAATCCGGAGCATAAGCGAATGAAATCGAAGTTGGTTTGCAAAGACTCCGCAATATCTACTTCTCCCAGCTCGTCCGTATAAAACAGCCGCACTCCATTGGTCAGCGCAGCTATATTTCCGAACTGATTCAACGTCATGTTCTGATCGACGATGATGAACGACAACCTGATGATGTAGAGATCCGCTTCCTGTGGTGCTGTCACAAAAAAATCGACTGGCGTCACGCTACCATCAACCAGCATGTCGGATGATCCGCCTGGTGTTCCATCGAGAGTCAGGAACTGACGAAACGGACGGACATTCTGCCTCACGCCGAACGGAGGAAATGGCCGCTCGACGGTGCTTATCGCGCCCGATCTTTCAACTCGCGCTTCAGTTCGCTCAGGTCCTGCGCCGATTAACTTGGTTTTGAGCAATTACAGCTCCTCGTAGTAGCCCCGCATTCCCACGTTTGCTACGTCCGTTGCGCCGGTCACTTTCTGGAAAGCGATGGCGGTATCAGGCGGCAAGATTACTGCATCGTCCAGGACGACAAGCACTCCACCACCAGCACCATGACTGGCTATCGCAGTTTCACCTGTTGACGTTATTCCGGTCACGTTTTCCTCTAAGGCTTCGGTTTCGGCCAGGATACCTGAGCCGAAATTCAAATTAACCGGAATCACAGCCCCACCATCAGATACTGGCGCAGCGCCAGTGACCTTGTGGATCTTCCAGACTGATGCCACATCGCCTCCAAGACGAGCGAGTTCGACGACGAAGATTCTGCTCTGTGAGGTATTTCTGAAATACCCTACGAACTCTCCGGCTACCGCAGTAGCATCCTCAAAGATCGTGTTGAAAACCCGCTGGTCATCTCGCGACACGTAAAAACTTCGTGCGCGGGATTGCGCGTCAACAAGCGCCCTGCCCGTACTGTCTATAAGCAGCTTATTGCCATCTGCTGCACTTTCAATTTCTATGCCCATTATGGTGGCTCCTCAATTTCCATGTCGTTCATGATCGTAAAATGTAGATTGGCGATCTGCAATTCCCTGGTCGTAAGCTCCTGCAAAGTACGAGATTTCTGTAAGCTCGTTCGCACATCCGTATTGATGTCTTCAATGTCATCGAGCGTATTGCTGATAGCTACGTTGCTGGCATTGAGAGCAGCAAGCTCAACCAATACATCGGCATTATCATCTTTCTCGATGCCCTGGGCATTAAAAACCTTCATGTCAACACCGCCCCGGTGATCGTGAAATCGACCTGGTTGGGATCAGTAGTCTCCGCCTGGATTCGGTCAAATTGTGCCAATACCCATACCTTGCCATCCGATAGAACCTCTGCAAATTCATTCTCCAAGAGTTCGGCCCTGCCAACCTTTCTGCGTGTCGATCCGTCGCGAAGAATATAGAAAATGACATCCTGCTCTGAAACACCATCATTATAGACATCGAAGGACCTGACGATCGTCGATACCGATGCGGTGAATAGCGTACCAGGCGCATTCGGAAGCTGACCATCTGCAAGTGACGCTCCAACATACGGCATTACATTGCCCACTCAAGGAAGGAATCAGATTCATCCTGGTTCTCAAGCACAACAACCCTGGCTGTAAGCTGCGAGATTCCGATAGTGTTGATCAATACCTGGCTGTTGATCGATGCCAGGGCAGAGACCAGTCCGGTAATCGCAGTCTGTGGATGAGCGTTCGCAGCATCTCGACCAGTCAATGCGTTATGCACTGTCTCAATAGGAGCAACACCACCACCACTACTTCCTGTCGTAGCCTCGACTGTATTGATCCATCGAACCAACTCATCGACGAGCTGACGCATCTTGTACTGGTCGTATGTCGCGTCAAATTGTGGAAATGATGGCCTACCCACCGCCGCGTCTCCCATGTGGCCTGACGTTTGCTCGCCAGGTGCCCATGCGCCAATCGTCGCCTAGTGCATCGGATTGAATCCGATACGAGATCTGCCTGGCTCTCATCCGCATATCGATGCGCTTGGTAGTCGGTAGAATCGTGAATGGTCCCTTGGTCACCTCATCACTTGGATCCTGGGGATACTGCCGGCCAGTCAGGATCAAATCAATCGAGCCGACCAGATTCTTGAAGTCCGGGATCATCGAGGCAATGTGCATTATGTGTTGGCCGCCTGGCTCAATCTCAGCATCGTAGGTTTCGATGAACGAGTTCATCGGATGCAGGACACCATCTTCGTCAGAGTCATCCACGCCTGTTTCGTGCAGGAATAACTTGCCGCCCTGGGTAGCGTATGGAGCCAACAGGAAAGCACTGGAATCGTGGAAAGCGGTACGTTCGATCGTCCCATAATCCCAGACCAGATCCTTATAGTTGAACTTCACGTATCGAGTATTGGTCTCGGACGACTCATCCGGATAGAGCCACCAGACTTCGGTGAACAGCTTATTGACCGAGGCGAATACCTTGAAGCCCTGGGCTCCATTGAGGTCGTCGAATACCTGGTTACGAACATCACAATCCAGCACTCGCAGCACACCGTCATAGATCAGGAAGTCATCTTCGCCCATGAAGAACACGATGCCATTCACATCGACGCCGGCATTCGGGCCGATAATTGCCACGCTCTGGCCCAGGTGTCTGAGGCTGAAAACCAAAGCGCCACCGATAAACTGCATAGCATGAAGCGACTCATCGGTCATGATGATGATGTCACCACGAGACTCGACTGCTGTGACGATCGCTGAGCCCTTATCCAGGCGCAGGTCGCCGGCAGTATTGATTGAAGTCGGCACCCAGTCCTGGAAGTTCTCCGAGCTGGACCATCTGATCAGCAGCTTGTCTGGTTCACCAGGAGCTACTGCGTTTCCTGTTCCTGCCCCGAAGGCAATGACATGCCTGGCTTCCGGAGATACCAGCATCCACTGAATGGTGGCCGGAGCTTCCTCTACCAGGACAGCACGAGATGTCGTGCCGAGACTCAGATCCCAGTGGAATAAGGCTCCAGCACTCGGCGCGGCCAGCAGGTCTTCACCAAAGTTATCCAGGCTCCAGATCCTGAGTGCGACAGCAATGCCGGTGACAGTTGATCCAAAGCCGTACAGACCTGCACCATAGGGCCCGGTGCCCCAGCCCTGCACAGTGACATTGCCGGATGCACCGACATCGATGTCGTACTCGAACAGCACGGTGCCGCCGCCTGAAGCGGTAGCGGTGGCTGGGAAGTCTGCCTCGATGGTGTAGCTGTTGGCATCGATCACGGCTCCAATCTGAAATTCACCGTTGAGATCCAGACCACCAACGATTGACGCGCCAGAAAATCGAACAAAGTTTCCTACCGCACCACCATGAGCCACATCATTCACGGTCACCGTCTGATCACCCAAAACGGTGTCGAATGGATCCGTGAGAATGCCTGTTTGGCGGAGCGGAGTAATGTCGAACAGTGTTCCCTGGTTTACCAGGTAGAGCTTTACGTCTGTGCCAATAGCAAGCCATCGCTCACCATCGAGATCTACCCAGTCATGCAGGGCCCTGGCAAATCCCAGGAAGCAGGTTTGTTCTGTTTCAAATTTCGGAGCCACCACGATTGATTCAGCGAAGCCGCTGCCATCCGCATTAGCAATCGTCGTGACTGGCGTGATCGACAGGCTGCTTGTCGCCGCCTGGTCGCCATTCGCCGTGACCTGCTGAAAGGGGAAGATGTTGACGTTATTGCCATCGGCATCGCATGGCAGGGATTCAGTGAGCCTGACTGTCGTCGCGGCTGCGATCGGCGCTGACAGGAAGCGAACCACGTAGCTCAGCTCATTAACGTCATCCACAATGTCCGATGTGGCGCAGTACAAATTGATGTTGTTGCCGAGAGCAGGAACAGCAGGCAATCCATTCTGTATCTGGATCGTCGATGTGCCAGCGATGATGTTCGTGACAGTCTTGGTCCAATGGACTCCGCCACCATCGAGGTCGATCCTGACGATCGTCTGGGCCGTAATGTAGGTGTTGATTGGCTGATCCAGCACCAGGACCTCAGAGCCCACTGTGCCGCCACCGATGATCGATGCTCCACCAGCTCCACCGGAAGTGGGGAATGCTGCGGTGGGAGGCGTGATGTTGCCGCCTGTCGGATACCGAGCAACACCTACCGTGATGCGAACGTCATCAAGGTAGCCATCGAACCAGCCTGCATTGGCCCCACCGCCAGGATCATAAACACCAAGTTTGACGGTTTCAGTAGAATCATTCATCGGCCCAAAGATTACCGGAGCCTCGAACTCCAGCAGGCCATCGAACCACAGGCTCAATACGCCGCCTGCCGATGCCTGCATGACAAAGTGATACCACTGACCTGTATTCGTCGAACCGGCTGGCAATGAGCCTTGCTCAAAGACGCTGGTAGCTTCACCTCTGAATCTGATTGCGCCTCCATCCTGGATAACGCTTACCGCAAATGCTCGATCAGACGAAGTGCCAATGGACCACTGCGACACCAGCGTCATTTCATCGCCAACAGCAGGGAACGAATTGAAAAATGCCCATCCTTCTATCGTGAAATCTCCGGATCCTAAAGAGAAAGCAGGATCATCAGGATATTCCTGGTAGCTGCCAGCGGCTAAAAAGAAGCATGATGCTGAGCCCCACTTCTTCTGTGAGGTATCAAGTTGGGCACTACCGATGAAGTTCGCACTGAGGGCATTATTCGATTTCTCCGTGTAAACGGTAGCGCCATTAGGACCGTCTTGATCAGCGAGCAGTGCGACACTGGCGAACGAAGCATCACCAGCACCACCAAATTCAGCCGGATATTCGATGACACACGCATCTCCCAGGGAGGCTGTGACCGCGGCATCGAGGTCAAAGATGAAAGCTCCTTCGACTGCTGCTACATCATTGATCGTCCTGGTGCCCCAGACTCCAGTCAGAGATGTACCAAAGAGCCATATCGGATCTCCATCGAGAACGCTAAACGTGCCCTCAAGCGGGATCGACGATGCGCCGATGATGTACGTCGCACTCAGGCCAGTGAACTGGCTGTTCGCATTATCTACGTTGCCAGGCGCAGTACCGATAGGAGCAAGGATCCAGCCGCCCAGCTTTTCAGGCAGGAGCTGGCGAAAGCGAATCCTGTCACCATCCTTGTATCGACCGAAGGCACCACGAGCAGTCTCCTCGGTAAGGACACCAGGGCCGATCTCAAGCTCTACTAAATTTCCTCGCGCCATTACAGCCCTCGATGAATAATGAACTCAAGCGGATACTGAGTTACCCGCTGAGACCCTGGTGTGAATTGCCCTCCGGCAGAGGGGTTAATCTGAACCGGGCCGGATCCGGCTATGCGGAACCAGCACTCGACCAGGACACCATTCTCCTTTATGCACAGATCGTATTCGTTGAAGTTTGGCCCACTCGGCACCAGGCCAGGATTGACCGGACCTACTGGAACAAAAGTGAAAAGATTGGTGCTGATGGTCGAATCGATCAGTGGGATCCTGACAACTGTCAAACCACCTTGAGCCGAAAATGTAATCAGGACCTGCGTCTGCCCGGCAGTCGCATTGCTGATATTGAAAAGCTGACCCTCAAACGGAGCCTCCATCACCAGTGCCGTGTCGCCGGCTGCATCAGTTGGCGCACGAACAATGCTACCGGCCTGATCAACGTACACGAATGATTTCTCACCAGGAGGAACGAGTCGTCCTGGATTAACCGAGGTCCTGACCTCTACATCAAACGGTGGATCGGTCTCGTTCGAGACAACGTACAACTTTTGCAGCGGAGGAACCGTGATGACCCTGGGCTCACCTGGATTGCCGATCACATGCAAGAACATGGGCCTGGCAGTATCCGAAGATCCATTCGCCAGGCTCAGCTCAACACTCCCAAACGTGACCTCAAGATCGACTCGACCAGCAATCGCAGCCTCACCCAGGGTAATTACACCATCGTTGTAATTGTTGCCCCAGATGTTGACGTTTTCCTGGTCGCTCTGCTTGGTCAGGCGCAGTTGGTTAGTGAATGTATCAGCCATCAGAAGCCCGACTTGTAGTAGGTTCTGGTCTCGGTGCGCGGTAGCGTCATGACCGAGTTATCTGGTATTGGTATCAGGAAATCGTCCTTAGAATACTTCCATACGCCAGCCGAAATGGTGAGGCTCCACTTCTCGACGATCGATGGACTGATCCGCAGATACGTTGGCCAGGATTGTTCAAACGAAGGCAGAGCTTCCGCAGGAAATAAAGCCGGCGTATTCGGGATCAGCTCGAACTCCGAGAATGGATTGCCTGGATCTGGAGACATCGTGATGTTAATGAAGTCCTCTATTTGAAACATGATTCTCTCACCCTGGATCGCATACCGATAAGTCACTGTATGTAATGGTGTTGATCCTTCCAGATCGAACGTACCAGTAATCCAGACCGATGGAGCTTCCACAGCATTTTCCAAAAACCTGATCGAGAAAACCTCGTCCAATACTTCATCGACGAAAACCACTGCGCGGATCTCTGGCTTCAGAATCACACCTGAGCCAGAGATCGTCTTGAAGGTCACATCATCGTCAGCGACATTTTCCACCACGTACATCTTCTGAGTCGGTGGATCCGGCACTGAAATACTCCGCGGCACTCCAGGTGTGCCACTGGCGCGAAGGAACATTGGTCGATGGCTATCAGGAAACCCATTATTTGCGCTCAAGATGACATCGCCAGGGCCCACATCGATGTCGAAGATCTGGGCCATAGCCTGATCAATCAGATCGGCAACACCATCGTTCAGCCCGGCACTGATCGGTGGTGCCCATTCATCGAGCTTTGCTCCGACCTCTGGTTTGCGGAATCTCAGTCTTGAGGTAAAGGCATCGATCATTGATCAGACTCTTGGGTAATTCGTAAAAAGTGGCTTGTGGTTTTGCGAGATAAATCGAATCGTCCCGCTGATCCAGGGCGCTCCACTGCACTTGAAGAACTCGATGCTCAGGCCATCAGCAAAAAAACAGACGTAACAATCGTGGAAAAACGTAACGAAACCATCGTCTTCTGCGATCGTGACTGTCGTGCAGTGATCGGCAGACGGTGATGGAGAATACTGCGAGCCATCCGCTGTGCCACCAGGGAAGTTGGTTTTGACCCATCGATAGCTTGTGTCATTCACCGTGACACCTAAAGGACCTGCGTCAAGAGGGAGCTGAGCAGAGACAACATTGCCCTGCGTTGCGGTAATGAGCCCTGGAAACTGAGCGCCGGCACTTGCGCCGATGATTGTTCCTGGTTGTGCTGGCGAATTGAAAGGATCACCCTGTTCAAAGGCTCCTCCTACCGAGCCGATCTGAATGACAGCATCGAGAGCCTGATCAACATACAGAGCAACTTTGTCTCCGATCGCAACTGTCACGCCGGTACTGTTCAGCGTCTTGATCACTGCCGGTCCTGTTGATTGATTTTTAACCAGGTAGAGCTTCTGCCTGGCAGGAACAATAACTTCCCTCGATACGCCAGGTGTGCCAATGATCACCAACATCATGGCCCTGGATTCATTCGGCGCACCAGGAAAATCTGTCAGAGTTTGACCCATCGAAGTTACGTCAATATCTGCTCGCCCAGAGATTGCATCATCCACCAGATCCATGAATCCGGTGTTGAGCGTATCGCCCCAGACTCCATTAGGATTCTCGCCGGTCTGTTGCAAGACCAGTTGCAGTAGAGGTGTCGCAAGATTAGCCAACGGATCTCACCATGGCCAAAGCTGGATTCGTTGGATCAGGAAAGATGATTGTCAGAGGACCGTTATCTATCACGATCGGCGTTCCGAAGTTGATGATCCACAGGATCTTTCCGACCTGTGGGCCGGCTGTGGTGTTGTAAATGACTGCTCCCTGGGCTCCTTCATTCGGATTGACGTTTCCCCAGGTAGCGTTCGCAATAAAGATGTCATCGATGTCCATGACCGGACGATCAGCTCCGCCTGGCGTATAGATGACATTCGTAGTGAGCGCGAAGCCACCTGCGGCGTATCCGGTCCCAACCAGCTCGTTAGTCAGCGCAGACTGGAGATCTGCTGTCTTGACATCGATGTCGGCCAGGGTCGTGTACATAGCGAAGAACAGCGCATCGTTCTCCGGATCATGCAGCCCGTTGAATAGCTGATCCCGTAGAAACTGGAAGTTGGTGCCTGCAACGATGGTCATACGACACCTATCGTTCTGGCTGCTTCAAGGACTGGACTGTAATCAGCTCTCCATTGCCTTCTCAGTTCGAGCCTCCTGGATGTTAGTATTTCACCGTAGCTCGACTTCCATGTTGCGATCTCGCCCTGGTCAGACTTCAACCACTCCTCACTGGCGACCAGGCATGCGTACAGCAATATGTCGCCGGCATTCGTGCCCAGCCAGGTGTCCTGATTCGCTGGTGCCAATGACTCAGGGCTCTGGATCTGGCGCAGCTCGAAGGCATAAGTCGCATCCGCGGCTGGCACCATGAAGAACTCAGTATCGGTGAACTCAGCGTAATACTGAGGCTCTGCCGTGGCGCTCTCATCAGGCTCGAAGTCCAGGCACCACTCGTAGCTCCTGCGTTCCAGGTAGCGCCTGAGACCGCCGCCACCGGAGTCTCGTAGGTGAAGGGACCTGGTGCCTTGCCAGTTCAATGGTTTGATTGCCTGGACGAACTGGCCGCTCGTGAGCGCCCCTGTGACCACTACGTCAAAGATCTCGAAGTTGAGATCTGTGGCAAGGCGACTTTCACCCATCTTTACCAGGGTCGGAAGATCGCCAGTGAACTCAGCAGCACCTTCCTCCAACCAGGTTCCGAGTGCAGCAATGAGCTGGTCGTATGTGAATGATACCGATGTAGCCATATTAAATCCTCACGGAGTTCCTAATCGGAACCATGCCATTCTCCGTAGATTTTGATCACCTTCAATAAAGATGTCCTGATTACTTGGCCGCACATTGATTCCTCTTGGAATCGATAACGATGCTGCTGCTATGGCTGGCCCAATCGTGTAGTTCGTCATTGTCGTAATGTCGAACGCGACGGTGAGATTCCACGAGACCAAGTTCTGACCCTGCATTGCGTACATCACAGTACCATCTGTCGAAAAGGCAATGGTGCGTACATTATTGGCATCAGGGAACATATCAAAAGACGCGACAAACCCTGAACCAAGCGATACGGGATCAAAGGGTATCGTGGCAACGTATTTAAGAATGGTCGAAGTTCCAGCAGGTATCGCGCCTGTGTAATGCACCCAACACGTTAGACCGTCTGCGCTCCAGATATGATCTAACGGACCACCAGCTCCACCTGGACCGAAATTTTTGAAGGTCGATGCCCCAAGAACCGTCAGATCCCATGGAGTGGCTGATTGATCCCAGACGATGATCCTGAATGCTGTCGATGGAACTCGCGTACATATCGACATTTTCGTTCCATCTGGTGACCACCAGATGCTGCGATTATTTGTTATTGCACCAGTGGTAACTCGATTCGTCCAACCAGGTGTACATGACCAGGCCGGAGACACATCGTTTTGTGCTGCCACTGAATTTTGCATGGTCGTGTAACATCTGGTGCCATCGGGCTTCCAGAAAGCATCCAGCCTGAAAGGAGCGCCACCAGGTTCTGCATTGTTGCAGAGTTCAGCTTCAGTTGAGCCATAGTCGCTTGCTTTAGTTCCTGCCGGTGGAGGAGGTATCGGCGTAAAGTCACTCGTCACCTGACCCAGGGAGTAACCGAATGGCAGGGCTGCACTTCCAGAGCCCAGGCCCAGGGTCACACCGAATCCTCCGCCAGGAACGGTATCTACCGCAGGAGCGCCACCAAGTAAAATCGAGGCACCGATCTGATCTCGTTCAGGAGCTGGCCTGAATAACGAAGTTGGATCCCTGACACTGGGTAGAGATTCTTGGGGATGCTTAGGTTCGTACCACTCAGGATCGACGATCAGATTCGGATAGTATCCATCCGCAACCATATTTCGGAGCAACATCTTGCGTCCGGAACGGGCACATTCTCCGACAGCCCATTTGCCTTTCGCCCATGCAGCCCCGATAGCCATCGCTTAGTAAAATGAAAACTTTCTGCCACCACGACCGCCACCACCTCGACGACCACCACGACGACCATCACGAGGCGGCCTCGTTGGTGGCGGCTCATCCGGTGGCGTCTCCTCTGGTGGCGGCTCAGGTTCTGGCAGTGGACCTGGATCAGTTCCATATCCACCACCTCCTACGCCGGTTTCCCATCTCGGAATAACTCCTGCTCCGCCACCGTATCGAGCGACCCCCATCGGATGAGCGGAAGATGGCAGAGGACGAGTTCTGCCATATTCCGCAATATGTTGCTCGCCAAACCGACCTCCTCGACCTGCCGATTCCTGTGCTTCTGTCGTTTCCCTGGCTATGTTGCCTGTGCGAGCCCGATAGCCTGCGCCACCTCCACGACGACCGGGACCATGAACTCGTCGTGGTGGGCTCGGTGGAACCTGAACATCTGGTCCCTTTCCGTCTGGAAAATCCGGAATTACATCTGGATTGGGATCGTCGATTCCAACGACTGGTGCATCTGGGTCAGGCCCGATATACCTAGCACCACCACCACCGTTCTGCTCACGACGACGAACATTTCGTTGGCGTCTTGGGCCTGTTACTCCACCGACATCTCCTGCGGCGACAGCCAGGTCATCACTCGGATCTGGCCCATCCTGAACTGTCTTGAGAACGCCGCTGGGCCGCGGACGACCAGACAGGTTTGCTCTGCTAACCATTATCGTCTCCCATAGAATCGATCGTAATTGACCGAGATGACCATTGGTGCGCTCTCATTGTCTTCGTCCTTGGCTTCTCTGAATAGCGCCTCAGATTCAGCTATAAGCTCGCCAAACCTGTCTGGATTGTACTTTTGTGCGATCTTCGCAGCTAAGGCAGCCACGAATGCCTCTTGAAATCGGAACGGAATATCCAGGGTATTTTGAGCGTTTCCTGCGTCCTCGATCTGTCCATAGACATTCGCGATGATCTGGTCGGTGGTGTTCTCACCAGCCAGCCAATAGAACATCTGTGGAGGGACCGCATCGCCAGGTGTATCTCGACGACGATCGATGAAATACCGATCCGGCCTGCCGGTCAGCAGCTTGTCATGGATGATCAGATAGTCCGACCTACCGATCGGATACATCTCCGTATCCACACCATTACGCCTGAGAACGACAGTCTGCACATCGATCGTACCTTCCGGCAGATCGAAGACAGTCTCATCGACCACAGTGTTGTGGACAACCTGCGTGAACTTCCATTGACGGAAGCCCTTGTTGGACCACCGTGACAGGATGAATCCGACCGAACGCCGAATCGAGATGAGATGCTGGGTCACAATCTCCTGGAGATCGAGCCCAGCTCTCTCAACCGCTTCGTCAGCGTAAGCGGCCAGGTTCGGATCCGTGATAAACGTACCCGTTGTGGCCATTGTTACGCTCCCCTATGTCCAGCCTGCAAGATCTCCAGGAATACCGGAGCCAGGGTCAATGCCGCATTCGATTTCAGCCGCAAAGCAGTACACGGAAAAGCGATATTACCTGACACATCAGCCGTTTCGTTCACCAGACTATCGTGATCGATAGGATTCACCACCGGATAAATCAACTTGAATTTCGAGCCCAGGTGATGGCCGACCGTTGGAAGTGGGTCGTTGCCTCTCCTGGACAGGAGATTCGATAGCGTCAGTTCGACGGTGAGATCAGCCACAGCAGTAGGAGTGACGGTGATGACCAGGCCAACATTGACTGGATTCCTGATGTAGTCGAGCGGAAACCAGTTGGTCGTAACCACGGTGACAATGCCGGCGCTGATCGCACCAGTCGTGTCACCGTCAACCAGGATCTCAGTAACCGTGGCGAATGCCTGGACAGTGGTAACCGTGGTGGTGTTCCCGCCAACGATTGCCTCGATCTGCAATTTGCCATCGCGCCTGGTGCCGGTGATCAGGAATACGCGGCCTGTTTCATCCGCTGCTGAAACGATCGACACCTGGCGAGGTGTATCCATTGTGACTGGAGAACCAGTAAGCGTGAGGGCTTGTTCGCCTCCCGCTGCCGGTGTCTGTGAAACCGCCACAAAATCCACATCGGTCACTGCGTAGGGGTCAATTTGTAAGACATTTTGTCTCATGACACTAGACTCCTATGCGTTAGATTGCAGAGAACGTATCCTGACGCGAATCAGTGTAGTTCACTCCCATTCCCTCTTTGCTGAGATCCGCCAGGTAAATTACCTCCATGTCTTGAGTGAAGGAAACCGGCTGATAGTCCGCACGTTGATCTGCATTCGACGCAGTTTGCGCCGTATCGTTGCCACCGTCGAAACTGCCAGTGATCACGACCGTACTGCCTTCGACAGCAAGGTGCATTTGAGATTTCGGGAGGAAAGTTTGCAACGGATCTACGCATTTTCTTCTGAGACCACGAGGACCAGTTTCCAGTTGTCCAACCTGGATGGCACCGATTGTATCGGCATCGACGATGACTCGCCTGATCTTGGTGAAATGCTTGAGACCTTCGAGCGTAGTCGTAGCTGGGCCAGCGATTTCTTCGGCCTGCGGCCTGCCGTTGGCATCATCACCGAGAATCGTGAATGTCCTAGCGCCATCACCACCAGATGATGTGATCGACACACGACCGCAAAAAAGATTCCTACTAACACCATCCACAGCATTGGTGCCGTTGATCAGCAGATCCTGGTCTGCGGTGCCAGCCGCTGGTGTCTGTGACGCGCAGTGCATTGCGTTATCGTCGCCTCCTCCCTGGATAAACTCGTGAACCAGGACACCCAGCCGTATTCCTCGAAGGGTATTTCCTAATTCATCAGACATCCCGAAAAAGGAATCAGCGAGGTTCAGTGCGTTTCCATCACCAGCCAGTATTACCGGCGCATGTGAAATTGTATGTTTACTCATAACAGCCCTCCTTACAGGGGCAAGACCGTCCCTGGCCAGTTAATTATTGCAAAAGGGAGTCCCGGCTGGCGCAAAGCCATGTTCCAGCCGGGATCCCGGTTCAGGTCAGTTGGAGATTACCCTGACCTTATCTGTTACGCGCCACCTGGCGAGCCGTATGCACCACGCCAATCGGACCAGCCGAAGCTGTACCGTTCGCGAGCCTTGTAGCGAAGATTGCCAGTCTCGAAGTCGCCTTCGATACCGCGGCTGATCTTCTTACGCAGCATGTGTTTCAGCCCATCGGGGCAGTCAGTCTTCAGTGTCCACTGATCGGGATCAGTCAAGCGGTGGTTTACGCAGAAACCGTCGCCAACTGTTCCGAGAGTGTAGATGGCACTGATGTCGTTATCGCCAGTGTTCGTGCGATACGGTGACATCAAGATGCGCGTAGCCACGAATTGCAGCTCAGTCGGAATGACGAGCTTCGTGATCTGCGCGGCAATCGGGATGCCCCGATCGTCATCAAACTCTGAGATGTCGATCGCTGCCTGCTCCAGTGATGCCTCTGCAAGGTCAGCCGGTGTGGCCAGGGTGTTGCTCTGGACACCTCCGCCGAACTGCGGATGGAGCGCGGAAAACAACGGAACACCGTCACCGCCAAGGAAGCCGGCGTCGAATCCGTTGTTGATGATGTCAGCACCTTTGACTTCTTTCGTGTGCTGATGTGAGCGAGCAAGGGCACGAGCGTACTTGTTACCCAGGCTGCCGTAGAGACCGTCTTCCTCGGCTTCCTCAGTGATGGCGAACGCCAGAGCGATCGTCTCATGAGTGTACCGAGCAACGTAACTCTCCGCGCCCTGGTCGTATGCCACGCCTTCGCCTTCGGGCTTGACTGGGGCACCAGCGAAGCCAGCGAGCAGTACGTCTTCCTCGAATGCTTTCATCGATCGCTCGATGTCGAAGATGTCGCGCCACTCCTCTGGATACCGCTTGTACTCCATGCCGAAGACTGCGTTCAGCCCTTCCTGTAATTGCTTGCGGAAGTCGCTTCGATTCATCGCCATGACTAAACACCTCCCGCAGCGAGTTGGCCGTAACTATGATTGTTGATCAGTACGCGAGCCTTCGCGAACTCACCATAGTCATTCTCAGGGACTCTCGACAGACCAAGGATCCGAAGCTGCCTTGCGGTAGGATTCAGAGACGCCTGGTCTAATAGATAGCCTGATCGGCCTGTAAATGCGTTCCCCGCACCTAGTACAAAGTTGGCCAACTGACCAACATCTGCTACTACCAGGCCAGTTGAGCTGACCTGTATAACGAACTCCATCCTTGGGTCGTCATATACGAGGGCTTCAGGGTTATCGTCTCCACGTTGTAACCCTGTGCCAACGGTGCCGCTTACCCAGTTCGGTCTGAACTGAACATCCCCATTGGCATCGGTGTATCGGCAACCAGCAAAGATACCTACGATCAGGTTTGCATTGCCGGCTGTCGCGATAGTAATGGTTCGGCCAGAACCTACCAGGACAACAGGGTCGCCCGAAAATAGGTCTTGTGCTAAACCATTCGCTATCTCATACGAGCCTAGCCTTTGGGGAGTTCCGCCTGCACCGTGGCGAGTCGGCAGAAAACCTGCCGGTCGATCCACGTTTGTCATTCGGATACCTCCGGTTAATCATCATCGGCTACCCTCACTTGTCGTGACGGAGCCACCGTAACGGATGAGTGCCTGGTCGCTGTGATCGGGCCGAAACCTGACACATCTTCCCTGGACACTCCCTTGAGTTGACGTTCGATGGCTTGGTTCTGTCTCCGCTGCTTGTCGCGGAAAAACTTCTTCCGCTGAGCGTGAACTTCCTCGCGCATCTCACATAGGATCAAGTCCTCTACGCCGATGACATCACCGTACTGGTCGATCGAGATGGTCGGCAGTGAACGATCTGACACGCTTGACGCCTTGACAGGTCTCCATCCTTCTCGAATTGCATTTCTCAGTCGGGCTGTATCCTTAACCGTTCCCAGACGTATCCGAATGAAACGATTTACATATCCATCCCTGGCAGGTGGCGCATCCAAGTCTGAATGCCTTCGCCACTCTGTTACTTCATTTTCTCCTTCCGAATCGTACAAGTCGTCCATGTCCCTGTCGGTATTTTCATCGTGGACCTTCTCATCCGCATGGACCACGGCTTCCGGAGCATTCTTCTGCTTGCCGGATTGTTTCTTTCCCTGGGCTGATTCTGTTCTCCGCTTCTCCGTTTGATTGCGAGCTTGCTGTTTTGCATTCGTAGCCATCAGTCACAGCCCTCCAAGTAGTTTTCAACCGCTTTCGGATCTTCCGGATCCAGGCCAAAGGCTCTCATGTTGGCAACCCTGGCGCGGCTCAATGTCTTTCCCTTTTTCTTCCTGAACTTCTTCTTCGTCCTGGAAACCCCTCCTGGATCTCCTGCTGACACCGGGCTCCTTACCCGGCTCCGCTTCTTCTTTCGACGACGAGCAACCTTCTTCGAGGGAACGCTATCAAACTCATCACCCTCGTCTTCGTCTTCGAGTTCGAGATCGGGATCTTCTTCCTCCTCCTCGTCGAACTCCAGGTCCATCGTGTGTTCCACGACACCTGGATACTTCTCCTCAACGAGAGCTTCAAGCTGCTCGTAAAAGTCGTCGTCGTGGGGATCGTATCCTTTTTTCTGCAAGGCGAGGTCCGCCTTACGAACGTAGGCTCGAACGTGTCCGAGGTCTTCGTCATCCCACCAAACCTGCTCTCCGATCCATTCCATGGCCCTGGGAATAACTTTGGGCTTATCGCCCTCATCCTCCAGGTCTTCCGGCTCATCCTGAGCGACTTCCAGTTCGCGCTTTTTATCGCGCTGGTCCGCAGTTAGCTCAGACATCTGTCTGGTGAGAGATGCGACCTTCTTGCTGTCGCCATCCTCCATGGCTTGCTCGATCTGCGATTCGAGATCTTCGAGCTTACCAGCGAACTCGTTATCGAGTTCATCAGTCTTCCCTGACTGTTCAAGTGAAGCGATCCGTTCTTCCAGCTTGGAGATTGTCTCGCCGGCTTCCTTTTTGGCGGCTGCAATATCCCTGGTTGCTTCACGTTTGACCTTGACGAGACGCTTCCGCATCGCCTTGGTCATCTTCGCTGGACTGTACTCTCCTTCGTCGTCCAGGTCACCTTCATTCTCCAACTCCTCTCCATCGTCGTCCTTGGCTTTTGTGTCGTCATGACGCTCGTCCTCGTCTAAATCCTCGTCTTCGAGTCCAAGCTGGCCGAGTACGTTTTCTGGTATCGGATCAGTGTTCCGTCGCAGATCCTCAAATTCATACTCGATCTTGTCCCGTTGCGTATTAGCCATCCTCGCTCTCCTAGTCCGCAACGACTATGTGTCGCTGATAATACTCCTCGCAATTCTCCAGTCAAAGAGACATGCAATCGAACGCTTCAGGTTCATCTGTCTTGCAGATAACCTGGGTGTCGGAAAGGATCACCCAGAGGGTGCCATCCAGCGTCCGAAATTTCTCACCGTCATGCTTGCCAAACTGCACCCAGTCGCCAACCTGGCAACCATGTGCCTTGCTCAGATCGAGTTGCGACCTGGTGACTGCCTGGTAACACAACGGGCCCATGGATCTAACCATGCCCACGTAACTGCTGAACTCCTTGTTGTCGCGATACTCCTCCGGAGTAATGATTCCACCTGCACTTGTCTCAGGTGGCTCCGCAATCTGCACCGCAATGCGCCACAGATCGATCTTCCCTGGATAATCTTTCGGCTCAAACGTGTCCAACAATGTCGCTTCTTGCTGCTCTGCTACTTCCGCTTCAGAGTTCATCCAATTCTTCCTCTCCTTCAACTTTCTCCAGGAACTCCCTGATGATGGTCTGGATCCACTTCAGCTCGACGTTCTTGCCGACGAGCTTCATGTACTGATCGTGACCACCGCCCTTATCCATCTGGGCATGATTTTCCGCCATGCGCTCCTTGGAGCGGTTGAGGACGAGTTCTGCCAACCTAAGTGCAGACATCTCGTTCTCCTGGTTAGCCTTCTCCGTCGCCAGTGCTTTGGTATTTACCCATCGCACCCTTGGCCTTCATGCCGGTCTTGCCCATGCCCATGGTGCCTTTGGCTGTTGACTTCCTGGCCTTAGCTTTCTCGGCACTGGTATGAGCCTGGTTCGGTGGCTTGCTGCCAGTGGGCATCTTCATTAGTAGCTTCCGCCCTTGTTGCCGCCACCTTCTTTACCAGTTCCGGTTTTTTGGTGCTTACCCATTGCCCCGGCAACTGAGTGCTGACCTCCGCCTTTCGCTGTGCCTGCTGGTTTGGCACTACGACCTGCGGTCTTGTCAGATTTCGGCTTTGGATATTTCTCATAATCTGTCATGACAGATCTCCTCACCTGCGTCGAACATTAGGGCACGACGCTTACCCTTTTTCTGCTTCAGCAGCCGCAGCAATCGCACTCATGCGGAACTGCTGCTGAGCTTGGCCGCCAGAGTATAACCTGGCGATTAGCCGTAGCAACTTTCGGAATCCCATGTTGAGTTCCTTGGCTGAGTTGGCGAATTTACGTGGCGGAATATCCGACGACAGCGCACCCTGGTTCCGCAGGAACGCTCTCGCTGCTCGGACTTCTTTAGGACTTGCGACTGCCACGTTTCTTTGCCTTCTTCCTCGTTGTACTCCGTACTGCGCTCACTGGCCCTCTCCCAAAGGTGGCCTGAGCGCGAGCTTTCTTGTCCAGGCGGCGAACTTCGGCTCTCGATTCCTTGTCTTTGCGTTTCCCCTCAGCATCAGATTCTTTATCCAGGCGCTTCTGCTCGGCAGTGGACTCCTCGTCCTTGCGCTCAATGCCGGCTGCTGACTCAGCTCGACCACGCTCGATCTTGCCGATGACCTCCAGGTCACGCTCGTCTTCCTCGCGCTGACGCTCATCCTGCTCGGCCTGTTCTTCAGCGGTCGGTGCAGGTGGTGGCGGAGGTCTGAGCTTCTTGGCCACAGCCTGGCTGATCAGTTGCTCCAGCTCAGGCGGCAGATCCTCGTTCTCGGCTGGATCATCCAGGTTGATGTATGGGAGTTGCGTACCCAGGTCAGCCTCGACCTGCTGCCGATACAAGTAGGCTTTGTGTTCCATGACATGAGCCTGGACCACCGGCTCCAGCATCGCTACCAGGTCAGGATTCTCCGCGGCCTGCTCTTGAGCAAAACTCATGTGAACTGCGACATGCGACTCGTGGTCCTGGTTTGGATACACGGTCGAAGGATTACCAACCAGGAAGTTCATGTTCTCGCTCACCGGATCCAGGGCCGAGTCCGTGTCCTCCGGTAGAACCTGGTCCAGGTCCGGGATCCGCAGCGCCTCCAGCATGCGTCGATGAATAATCTTGCGCTGCTTCTTCGGATACAGCTCCGGATCCGCCATGACCAGTTCCAGCACTGCCTGACTCTGCGCGATGCGCTGAGTCGCTGACCAGATGTTCGGATCCGAGACCGGGATGATGTCCACTCGACCATCGAAGTCGGACTTGAGAATCGTGCGCTCCTCGCCCTGGACCTCGTAGGGATATTCCTCCACATCCATGAACTCGTAGTTCAGTGTGGCCATCATCTTGAACTCTTGCCTGGACGATACGTGCATGCGCTTGTGGATCCCGCTGAACACCTTCGAGCCTTGCTCGATCAGCGCCAGGGTCGTGCCCACTGGACCAGTATTCGATGCCTCGCCAACCATGTTCTCGGTCGTCGTGGCGAATCGCCGGCCCTCCTCTACGAGTGTGCTGACCAACTGGGCCAGGGCAGTCGATGGCTCCTTCACCGGCAGGTTGAAGAAAGCGTTCGACAGCTCGTCCGCGGTCATATCGACATCGATCCACTCGCCAGGAGTAAAACGTATCTCCCCGGCGATCTTCGCTTCCTTGGACTTGAAACCACCTTGTAGGTTTGCCACCGAGGCACTGTCGAGCAGGGCACGGATGCCACCACTGACTGCCTTCGCAAGTGAGCCAATGATATGAAGAAGTCCAAAGCCGTAGAAGCCAAGACCGGGGAGATACTTGTAGTGGGTGAACCAGATGCGCTTCTTACGCAGCTCGTCGTCATGCTTCCAGTTCCTGCGTACTGCCAGGACCTCACGAGACTCTGATTCGACCGTGATGATGTACGGAGGAGCGATGTCATCGTCCTCATCCCACGGCATGTGGTAATCGATGTGGTATTCCAGGATCGTGTAGATCGTGTCGTCGTAATGCTGCTGAGGACTGCGATCGTCTGCTACGTCCTCCATGTCGTACCTGGAGAAGCTGGTGTTCTTGTCCACCAGGATCTGCGGAGTCGGCTCCAGCCTGGCATCTTCGATGAAGGATCCCGCCGCCTGGGCCCTGAACACATCGTTCTCCGGCATCTCGTACTTGTGACAGTACCGAGGAGCATTCGCCAGGGTCCGTGCATGATACGGGACGACGAAATCCTCAGCGGTCACAAACCGACTGGTCGTCATGCCGGTGATGGGATCGATGTACACCTTTTTGAACGCAGAGCCGCTAAGGGGGAGATAGAACAGCATCTGGTCCGTTGACCAAAAGTATTCCTCGTCGGCCTCGGTAAGCTGGTAATTCATGTAATCGGACAAGCGTTCGCCCTGAAGTACCTTCGCCTCGGTCGCCTCACCAACGATGTAGGGCTTGACTGGGCCCTGCGGCGGGAAGAACTCCTCGATCGCTCGCGCCTGGAACTGCGTCGTCGCTTCAGCGATCAAGGGATGTTGCACGGTGGCCGCTCCCTTGAACGGCACATCCGAAGCCGGCTCGTCGGTCAGGCCCATGAGCCTGAGTCCATCGGTCAGCCTGTTGAAGTGTTCTTCGCGGACCTGCTCATCGATCTCGTAGTATTCGATCAGCTCGTCCGCGATACCAATTCGTTCCTGGGGAGACAGCTCGTCCGCCAGGTTGTCGTTCCAGCCTTCAGGTGATTCTTCGTTGTGATCGACATCAGCGTACTCAGCGATCTCACCCTTGGGGATCACCGAGATGGTGCCATCTTCGTTGTGCCGGATGATGTTCTTCTCGGTGGCCTGTTCGGTCTCCGTGAAGGTCGGCATCGGCTTCATGGTCGATAAAAGATCTGCTCTTACTGCCATGGTCTATTCCTTCCTATCGCAATCTCAGGCCGCTTTCAGCACCGAGCGGACTGTTGATCGCGGTGCCATTGACCTGACCTGGGCCAGAATCTTTTGTCGCGCCAGATCCGCCTGCTACCTGCCCTGGCACCCATTCTCTAAGTTCCCACCTGTGCAGCAAGCCAGAGACGATGCCATCGATCCCACGCAGCGTGTACATGGTTTGAAGCTCTGCTGCTGACAGGGCACGATCATAAAGTCGGCAATCCGCCATCCACGCATTGACCTCACGCTCTGGGCTGCCAGCTACATCGACCGCTGCAATGCGTGTCGCTTTCGCACTACCCACGATATTTCCTGTCTGCGCTCCAGTGGCCACCAACACTCCATTTTCGTAATGCCTTTTGTTCGCACCATCGTAGGTTCCCGCCAGGAAAAACCATTGAGGGGCTCCAACCGGGCCTGGACTGTAATTCAAAACAACACCACCAGCCCCGGTGTCTAATACGAAATCAATATCTGCTGGCCCGGTTCCGTCATACCCTATTGACCATTCCATATCGGTAGCAAGCAGACCGTCACCCTTACCGAAACATATCGTCCGCTCAGGACCACGCTGGTTGATGTGTATCCAGAACGTCATCGACATCGCTCCGCTAAATGCCGGAGCCAACGTACCCAGGTCGATCGCTTCATCCTGGGCAGGAGGAGTATTGACGCCTGGAAAGTCGGTGGACATTAGCTGAACGCAACTGAGAGATGCGCTAATGCCCAATCGCCGGGAAGGTTCGTGCCGACTGGCGGTATCCTCACCAATTCAAACTGCGTCAGTTCTCCTGGGGTGGCGTTCACTGTCGCCATGGTGAAGGTTTGCGAATCGTACTGAAACAGTACGTTGTTCGGAATGTCTATGTCGGTCAATGCCGGCAAAGGATCCCACGCACCGATACCTGTATTGTCAGTAACGCCCCTCTGAACCAGTCGCAAGCCAACCTGCCGTGTTCCAGGTGGCGCTATTTCAGCCCTGGATATGAAGGAAATGGTCATGCTGGTTGCCTGGTCTGGTATTACAAGCTGCCATCCGACACCCTCCTGAATCGTGGCATCAAACAGCCTTACTGTCAGAGCAGGGTCAATGCTATCGACAGCGGCAGGCGCTAAAGCATTAACAAACCAGTCAGAATTGACTGGGTTCTCCAGCATCAATGGGCCGAACTGGAACTTAGCCATCTCAGCAAACGCATCCGCGATTGCTTCATCGATTGCGGCCTGAACCGCTGAAGTTGTGAGACCTTGGAGACCTCCGCCACTTAATCCACCAACCATAGCTGTACCCTCTGCTTCGTTGGCGGCGAAGATGCAGCGATTCTATCCGGTCATTCGCTCGGTGTCACTTCTTCCTGTTGAACCTGCGCGACTGCTTCGCGATCTTGTTTGACCGGCGTCGTTTCGCTTTATTTTTCTCAAGCCAGGTGGCGTTGATCGTGCCACCTGCCCTGAGTTGATTGCGTGACTTGTTGCCTCCCTGCTTGGCCATCAGCCTTTAACGAACTTGCTCTTGACAGCTTGATAGGCAGCCTTGCCTGTCTTGATCAGCCATCCACCAACCAGGCTCAGCCTGGGAAAGAAGTTACTCAGCACCAGGGCCAGCATGAAGCCGACCGATACGTCCCATAGTTGAAGATCGAACATAGTCTTCTCCCGTTGCGCGGCGATCGAATGTTACCTCATGCACCATAGAATTTCTTCGGCTGCGAGAACAATGCCAGCTCGTCATCCTTCTCATCATCAGGCAGAGCAATCAGGCCCATGCGTCGAATGTAGCCGAGCAGCATGACCACGCAATCCACCAGGTCATCGTTCTCACCGACCGGGAATGTCGCGCATTGATTGATGACCTCGTAGGCCCAGTTCCTGGGGATGTACCACAGCCGGCCATCCTTCAGGATCTGCGCGACCATGTGAGCCCTGAATACTTTGTCGTTGGTCCCAGGCTTCACGCCTCTGACTGAGATGCCGGTTCTCCGCAGCTCCTGGAGCAGCGAATGTCCGCTGGCCTTCTTCTCGATCAGCGTCCAGTCAGGATGCCATTCCGTGTTGTGCCCGATCGCCTCAGTCTTGAGATCTGGGAACTCCACTCGATCGTTGAATCTCTCCAGGAGCAGCGCATTGACCTCAGTATCGGCTTCCCGGCCTGTCGGTGAGAACTCGAACAGCCCCACGGTGATCCTGGCAGAGCAGTCATTCTCCTCGTCCTCCTCGAAGGCAGTGTCATACACCGAGATGATCTCGGTGAACTCTGGGTACGGCATCGGCTTGCCGGCTTCGGGATGATCCTGGGGAAAGCACCACTGCTGCCACCACTTCTTCTTCAGGATCAGACCGCCACCGGATGTCGGATCCTGGTTGAACTGGGCTGAGTAGTCCCTGGGTGACATGGCCTTGGTCTCGGCCTTCCGCTCCTCCTGGCCGAAGCGTTCCGGATTCAGCAGTGTGCCCTTCTTACTCCTGGGATCCTCGAAGACCGGAGGCTTATCGGTCTGGTGCCCCTTGCCCTTGTTGAAGAATGTGATGCAGTGCCGGCCTGGGTCGTACTCCATCGGCAGCATCAGGACTTCCCACCGCTCGTCCTCGCTGCTGAGGATGTGGCCAAACAGATCAGCGTCATGCGATCGCTGTCCGATCAGGATCTTCTGGCCTGTGGTCGGATCGTTGAGCCTGGATCGCAGGCTGTTGTCCCAGGTTGAGAGCGTGTTGTACCGGATCGTGTCCGAGTAAACGTCCTTCATGTTGTGAGGGTCATCGATGCAGATCTTGTCGCCACCTTCGCCGGTCGCCTTACCCAGGATCGAGCCGGAGATGCGGTGGCCACCGTGATTGTTGACGTATCGATTCTTCCTGTTGTCCGCGGGATCCAGGTAGAACGTGTCAGCGTATCGTTCCTTGAACCAGGCTGACTCGATCAGCCGGCGAGACTTCACGGCATCCCTGATTGCCAGCTCCTGGGCATAGGAAGCGAACAGGAACTGTACTCCAGGATCCAGCAGCCACTCCCACACTGGCCACAGCACACTCGCAGTCAGACTCTTGGTCTGCCGCGGCGGGATGTTGATCATGAGATTGCGAATGTCACCGAACGTGACATAGGCGAGGTGGTCGCAGATCGCATCCAGGTGCCAATTATTCTTGAATGGCTTTGGCTCGACGATGCCCCAGGCAGCCGCAACGAACTCTCTCAGATCTCTCCGATAGAACTCCGCTTGGGCTTGGTTGAGCTGCCTGGATACTGCTTCCTGGACAGTTAGCGCATCCGCAACCACCTCATAGATCTCCGGCGCTGAGCCCCTTGAACTCCCTCAGCAACGTCTCCCAGGGCCAGCGCACATCGAGGACCAGGCCATCCTCACCGTTGTCGAGCTTGGTGAGCAGCCCTGATGTTTTGACTTCTTTGCCGGTGTGGGTGTGAGCCGTGAAGCGGACCATGTTGTACTTCCGCATAGCCCAGACATGAAAGACAATGCCCAGGCAGATCGCTGGGTCTTCCTCGTTACCAGGCTGACGCAGGAATATCCAGGTATGCGGACGCAATGCCGGCGCATGCGGTTTGCTTCTGCCGATCATCAGCCGGATCCGGAGCGCCTGGGCTGCCTTCTCCAGGTTCTTTTCGTTGAACTCAGGCATCACATATCTTGCTTGTTGCGGTGGTGAGCTGGTCGCGCTTTGTCTGGGCAGCCGATGTAGGGATGCCCTGGCTTCATTCCGTGCGGATTACCTGGCTTGTGCTTCTTCTTGGAGATGCCGGCCTCGCTCATCGCGATCGCGACAGCCTGCTTCTGTGGCCTACCTGAATGGACCAGCTCGCTGATGTTGGAGCTTACAGTCTCATCGCTGCTGCCTTTCTTGAGCGGCATAGTCTATTCCTCCAGGCGGCGAAGGCGATTCTATCATGGTGTCACAGGTGTTGCTGGCGTCGATGGCACTGAGACCGCTATGTCTGGAACGGTGACATCGACTGTAGATCTGAACCACCTGTATCGATCAAAGTCTCTGCTGCCCCTCGGCTTCTCAGCGACAACTATATCCGGCTCTGGTTGATCGGCAGACTGTTTCAGGACACCAATGAATACTGGCACGGTGATTGTTCTGGGCATTGTCTTTCCTCCAGGCGGCTCCGCGGATTCTACTCTTTCCTGGCCCTGGTAGGCCAGAAGAACCACCAGGCAAACAAATTCAGGATCCACAGCGTCACCATTGCCTCGAATGCTGCCGAGCTGTGATGCGTCAGCAACCAGGGCGCACTCAAAAAAGCGTGACAGGATGTCATGGCCAGGGGAATACCCAGCCACAGAGCCATTTTAACCTTCTCCCACATCTTCATATGCTAACCTGATGCTAACCTCTAAGGGCCTGCTCGTCATCAGTCAGGGGATCGTTCTCACGCTCATTGGCCTCGTCCTCGAATGGATGGTTAGCATAGCCATGGCGCATCCCCAGCCACAGGTACTTCAGGTAGAAGACCAGCCATCCCATGCGCCTTACCTGGTACACATGCTCCAGCTCGTGGCGGAATAATACGTCCGTGACATCCTCCCTGGGCTGCTTGAACAGGACGAATGGATACAGGACCTTCCCGCGGAAGCGTCCCATGATCCATCGGCCCACTTCATATCTGAACCTTAGCTTCACGCCGGCCCTCCCAGGTTACCCAGATCCAATACACGCTCAGGCACTTCGGACAATTAAAATGCTCTCCGTATTGCCCTGGTCGATCGTACCACTTCGCATGACACCGGCAGCACTGCATCAGTCCCGGTCGCATGGATAGTATCGCTCGAAAAACTCCAGGGATTCCTCTGTCATGGTCACTGGTATGGCTTCCATTCCCAGGTTCAGCAGTATGCGAGTCCTGTGCTTGCCATCCCTGAATGAGATATGTCCACCTGACTTGACGAGTGCGTTAGCAGTCTCAATGACTTCATTCTCAGCAAGGAACTTTTCAAACTGTTCGATCTTATCGCCAATGGTCTTGCTCGACAGATCTGGTGGGATATACCCTGGATCAGTAAACCATCCAGCCTCCAGGTCTTCAGCCTGGATCAGAACCGTTTCTTGTCCGTACTGCCGGCGCAATCCCGAATAAGGATTCTTACCTGGTCGCCACTTGACGAACTTCCGCAGTCCGATTGTCGGCACATCAGCCACCACCGCACCACTGGTATCACGAGCCATCGGTACTCCGGGGCGCAACTCCCGAATCCCCACCTCCATGCGCTTGGCAAGTTGGGCTCTCAGTCATCAGGTACGACCACTTCAGGAACTCCATCAGTGGCGTCTGTGAAATCGTTTTCTTTGTCTGGATGAGATAGCAGGCCAGCAGCTCATCGAGGCCCTGGTGCAATTCCTGGTGGCGTTTCTTCAGGTCCATCCTTCCATCCAGTCAGGCTCCATGTACGCTGGCACTTTATCGAGCCCACCGTACTTCGGCACGATCACCTCATCGAAGTACACGTTCTTCGCCTCGCGCTGCTCCGCGGTTGGATTGCGATGATTGATACCACCTTTCTCCAGGATTGCTTCAGCCTGTTCCAGCGTCATCTTTGTCATGGCATAGCGTTCCAGCAGGTTACTCGCTCATCACCTTCACCCAGGTTGTGAACAGCCCACTCGCCATCCATGTAGGTCGTATCGATCAATGCGACGATCCCGTACTTCCAGGCAATGTCATCGATCGTGGTGCCATACCTGGTGTAGTCATCCATGTTGTACGCGAGGATCCTGGGGATAGTGCCTTCCTCCTGGACACGAGTGCAGGCATCCTCGACTGCTGCGTCACAGATGTCCGATGGAATGCTCAGCTCAAGGACTTTGCCTTCAGTCGGTCGCGGCATAATGCTTCCTCAAGTAACGCTCAAGCTCAGGATCATCCTCCAGCCTCACGCCGAACCTGGCCAGGTGCTGATCGAGTTGGAGGGAATACCCAAGGCACCAGCCGCCAGTGAATGCTCGCCAGTCATCGGTCATGTCTGCCCACATGCCTCGCAGCGTTTCCATTCCTACGATGGCACCGTTCTTCGCGAAGCGGACCTCATGTTCGCTAATCATTCTCTCTCCCTTTAGCTCCAGTCCTATTCTCGTTCGATGTACTCCTGGCAATGTGGGCAGTCGAATCCTGGCTGATAAGAATCAGCGAAATCCAGGATCCCTGCCTTGCAGGTGGGACAGAATGCCACCGGCAGGATTCCTATGCTGCCCTCGCAGCCACCTTCCGCATCGAGGTCGAATGGGCCGCCACAGATACTGCACTCCCGGAAGCCAGCCGCTTCTTTCGGCCTGTCTCCTATCTCCCTGGCGTCACCTTTATCAGCTTTCTTCCGAATGCTCACCGAGTATCCTCGCGCTCACCTGTTCTTTCGTCTCCATCATCGACCTGGCCAGGGCCACAGCCATCCTGTCTCCCTGGTCGTATGCGATTGTCGCACCTTCAGCCTTGATTGGGGCAAGGCCCATGCCGAAAGGATTCTCTAAGCTATGCAGTGGATCATCAACATCCGGCACTGTTGCCATCGTTGCAGCACCGATCGCACTGACAATGAAATCACGCCTGTTCATGGTGGAAGCAGCCAATTATTCTGGGCCTGGAAAAGATAGCCATGACCTGTCGTCTCCAGGTATTCGCACGAGATGTCGTAAGACATCACCGCGGCATTGTTGTTCAGCACATGCAGCTTTTCATCGAACAGTGCAGTGCATTCACTCTCCGTGAGACCGTCTTCATTGAACAATACGAGTCGCTTCTGACCTCCTGGTGCCTCCGGCGTTTGAATTGCTTCGTACACCATGCTCCAGTGATGATCCGGCGTTACGTAATTCACGAACACCGCCACCGCCACCACAGCAGCGACTATCCATGCCCACACTACTTGCGTCATGACAGATCAACCGTCAATCCTGTCGCTGGCATCGGCGGCGAATCATCTATGAGAAACGATTGCTCCGCTGGTGCGGATACTCTCCCTGACGCATCGACAATTTCCACTTGCCATACCCAGGCTCCATCTGCCAGGTCCGGAATCAGATGCGATATACCTGGTGCCGGCACTCGATCCAGCTCTGTGAAGCTGGGAGCGCCATCAACTTTGATCGAGATAATACTTTCCTTGATCGCAGTCACTGGTAAAGGATTCCCGCTCTCCCTTTCCGTAGGAAGCACCCAGCCTACTGTTGCACTCATCGTCATGTTTCGCTCCTGGTGACCGTCACGGTCAAGTTCGTTGCCGGTTTTGGATTTTGTCTGTCGTCAGGTGGTTTCTTTCTCAAACGATCCCACCACTGCTTGATGCGCTTCAGGCACACTTCGCTACGACTGCTTCTGGTTGCACACTGCCATACCAGTTCACTGAAGTCCTGGGCACCACATAATGTCCATTCACTGTCTCATCTGGATCGCACGGAGTTCCATTCGGTACTTCGCCAACAGCTACCAGGACATACTTGTTCTCCTGCGCCACGACATAGAATGCAACCATCTCGACGACTGTCAACATCGATGGTGGATT